CAACGGCACCGCCTGGGGCCTGCAGGTGGTCATGTCGCGCAACTTTGACGGCGACACCCTGATCATCGGCGATGCGAGCGGCTACGAGCTGTTCGAGCAGCAGAAGGGTGCCCTCTCGGTCGACAACCCGAGCGACCTGTCGCGCACGATCGCCTTCCGTGGCTACTTCGCCGCCAAGATGATCGACGCTGACAAGTTCGTCAAGGCCAACTTCGTCTAAGCCTGACAGGCTGACCGACTGCCCATGGCCACCTATGCGATCACACACCGCCAGGTCACTGACGACTACCTCGTCGTGCAGACCTTGGAGGGCACAGACATAGGGACCGGGCAGTCGGTCACGCTTGCAGGGCTTGGCGCGACCCTGAATGGGACGTACACCGTCGAGGATGTGCCGGTGTATCTGTTCCTTGGCGTGGATGACCAGGGCGATTTCATGTTTGACCCTGCTGTCACCATCCTGAACCAGCTGTTGATGCCGAAGACCCACGCCGACATTGCGCGTGGGCCTGTGGACGGCACGCTGACGTTCACGACCACCTGCACATGGATCACCAACCAGATGGTCATTGACTGGCTTGGCATCGCCACAGCCACGGCGAATGACACGGCTTTCATCACCAAGTGCGTTGGGGCTGCCAATGCCTACGCCTACCGCCGCCGGCGGGAAGCCGGTTACTACGACAGCCTCACAACGGTGCCTGGTGGCGATGTAGAGCTTGGCACCATCATGTTCGCCGGCAGCCTGTACCGCGAGCGGGGATCCGTTGATTCCTTCGCGTCGTTCGAGCAGATGGGCACGCCTGTGCCCTTCGGTGCCAATGGGCAGATCAATCGTCTGCTGGGCATCAACAGAAGCCAGGTTGCATGACCGCTTCCGGCATTTTCGGGGAAGCTCGAGCAACGCTGGTGGCTTCACTGCAGGCGCTGGGCCTCACTGTCATCACCGACGTGCGTAACGCCCGGCCGATTTCGGTGCTGGTTGATCCGCCAACCTTCACCTGCTTCAACAGCAACATCGCGGAGATTGAGATTGGTGTCAAGATCCTTGCGGCCCCGCCGGGCAACCAGGACAGCCTTGACTACCTGATCACGACGGCCGACACCATCATGAACAGCAGCATTTCGCTGATCCGTGGTATTCCCGGCGTCATGCAAGTGGGCGGGCAGGAAGTCCCGACCTATGACCTCACCGTACGAGTCGGAACCCAAAGGAGTTAACCGCCATGGCGACTACGACTTACCTTTCCCAGCCTGAAGTCCTGACGGTCGACACGGTCGACCTCGTGGATCAGTGCAGCAGCATCAGCTTTACCCTGGGCTACGCCAGCCTGGACAGGACTGCTTTTGGCGACACCGGCAGCCAGATGACCGCCGGTCTGCAGACTGTCAGCGGCACCATGACCTTTTACGTCGACTACGGCGCATCCGGCGTTGAGGCCACCATTGCCGCAGCTCTTGGCCTCGGCACGACTGACATTGTCGTCAAGAAGTCCAGCGGGGCAATCGCGGCCGACAATCCCGAGTGGACGATCAGCAACACCATGATCGCTGACGCGCCCATCACCTACTCTGTGGGCGAGCTTCAGGTCGCGGAGGTGTCGTTCGAGGGCGGTACTTGGGTGCGCGACGTTACGCCGTAGCAATCACGAGGGGAGACACAGATGGCCAAAGCAGACACCGGCAAGCCGCTTCGCTTCACCACCACAGGCGGCACCTGGACAGTCCAGATCGGCGGGTATAAGAACATTGTTCACTTCGAGCGGCACTTCAACACTTCAGCCCAAGTGCTGGAGCGTGCGCCGAGGGTGGAGTACGTCTTGTACCTGGCATGGGACGCTGCCCGAGCGGAGGGCTTGCCGGTCCCCGAGAAGTTCGACGCTTTCATCGATGAGATTGTCGACTTCGAGGAGCTCGAGGACGAGGCGGGGGCAGACGAAAACCCTACCCCAGGGGATCAGTCGGCAGAGCATTAGCCGTCGTGCTGGTGCAAACAGGCTTCTGGCCCCCTGACCTAGACTTCACGATGAAGGATCTGAACACCATCCTGCAGGTGATGAACGAGAGCAACCGCGCCGCGAAGGATGTGGTTGCGCCGATGGTGGCCGAGGCCAAGAGCCTGTACCCGCAGCTGCCGCTTTCCGGCATGGCTCGGCCGTGGACGCCCAAGAGCTTTTCCATCTTTCCGTGGCAGGTAGCCAAGGTCCGTTCCGGCGTGAAGGTCAAGACCTCTACGCGCCGCAACAAAAACGCCGTGCTGTACGTGAGCCAGGGCGAGCCCGCCGGCGTGCTGTTTGAGACTGTCAGCAACAACAAGCCCCTTGGCACGAACATTCGGGCCCGTTCCGACCGGGTGCTGTGGCCTACGGCTGACAAGCATGCGCCGCGCATCAACGCTGGCATCGAAAAGATCGTGGCCGAGGCCGAGAAGGTCGTCCAGGGGATGGTGGGCTAGTGGCCATCACAATTCCGATCCTGACCGACTTCAACGGTCGCGGGATCGACAAGGGCATCGCGCAGTTCCAGAAGCTCGAGACAACCGGCCAGAAGGCTGGCTTTCTCATTCGCAAGGCCGCGCTTCCTGCAGCTGCAGCCATCGGTGCCCTCGCCGCCGGCGCGGTCGTGGCGACCAAGGCAGCCGCCGAGGACGCTGCCGCAGCTGACAAGCTGGCAAACACCCTTGGGCGCGTCACCAAGGCCAAC